TAGAAGGTACTGATATTACTTTCCTTGAGGAAAGGAAACGAGTCGGTCTTGCCTTCCATCAGATGGTTTTAGCTGATAAGCAGCGTAAGCCGCACCTTACTAATGGCGGTAGAAATTATCATATGTATATGTTTGATGTAGCGCGCAGTAGTGGATCTAATATTTTTGGAGGTCGTTTGTTAGAGCAGGCTCTACCCGGCGACTTCTCCTTTGTTAATGAAACCCAGTATAAGAAAGGTATGGAAAGGTTCATCATGCATTTACAACTTCAAGCTATGGAATATTATACTTGTATGGATGATAACATAGACAAGAAATGTCCTCATTATCGTATGATGTTGCTCGGAATTGAGAAGTTTAATTACGACTCAGTTAATAAGCGATTCGTTGGATCTTCTCTTTATAGTTTTGTTGATCCGTTAGACAAATTTTTCTCAGCCTGTCCATGTGATTTCGACACTTTGGATGGTACTTGTGCATTGCGCGATGAATATTATTTAGCTGAATTTTTGTCTGTAAGAATGCCCGCAACTAGATGTTATCTCCCTAGTGAAAATTGTTTAACTATGCTTGACCCTATTACTGCTAATGCTTGGCTTACACTAAGTATTTCTACCACTTGGTTGCCTACTCCTTTCATTGTGCAGGTGCTATTGAGAGGTTCTCGTCCTTCGCGCCCAGAAGATCTTGCTGGTCTTCGTGCCCGCACACATGTTAGACATATGATAGGTGTTAGTTCTCATCTTTTTAACATCATGGTTGATGAAGCTAGGATTAAAATTCAGCAGATGTATGCAGCACTTAAAGGTAGAATGAATAGCGTTCTCGCTTTCTTATGGGAGCACAAACATAAATTATTGTTTGGTTTAGGTCTTATTGTCACGGGTGTGGCTGCTATGTATGGTCCAACCATCATAGCCCAGCTCAAATCTTGTTTTGTAGCAGGTGTTTGTGCTGGCGGTTTATTTAGAAGTTCTTCTGCTAGTCATGAAGAAGAAACTCCTCAGCCACAACCTTTACTGTTGAACCGTGACCGTTTAGTTAATCAAGGAGCTGGTATCTCCGAAGCTGGTGCTCAGTTTAAACCTAAATCTAAGAAAGAAAAGAAGAACAATCGTGCTCAAATGAAAGATGCTTTTAGGGATCAAATGTTTACATCTGTTTTAGACGACGACTATTTTGTTAACAATGAATCTGAAGACGCTGGTCTCACTATGAAATTTTGTAATAATGTATGTACTTTAGACGCTGGCGTCTTAAAAATTAATTGCACTGCTTTAGGTGGTAGGACTGTTGTTACAGCTCGCCATTATTTAGATCAAATGGTTTATTTAGCCAAAAAAACAAAATAATTTAAAAATTAATGTACTTATCGCTTCAGTTCCTGCCGTTACCATTGATTGGTCTCGAGTAAGAGTTATGAGGCCGAAAAGTTTTTCTACTTTAGCTTTATTAACGTTCCCTAAGAACATTCCTCAATTTTCTAATATTATTAAACATATTATATCTGAGAAAGAAGCTCAGTATGTATCGCCGGCCGATACTTATTTATTAGAAAAAATAAATTCTGTTAATTTTATTACTAATGTAACTACGCGCGCTTGTCCATCTATTGATATTGCTGCTGATCAATTTACTCCAGCTAACACGCTATCTGACTGTTATACTTATAACTATGGTCGTAAGGGAGCTTGTGGTAGCCCACTAGTTTCAAGAAGTCCATATCCTCGTATAATTGGTATTCACGTAGCTGGACGTGATGGTCGCCATGGTTATTCAGAGCCTATAAGACGTGAGCAATTTGATCACATCTTAGAAGCCGAGAACCATGGTATGGTAGTCGAAGATACGTTATCCTTTCCAGCAGTTTCTGATGATCATCAGAAAGTTTCTTTAGATGGTACTTTTATTTACTGTAAAACTATTAACGACGCATTCGAAGTTAGAATGCCTACTCAAACTAACATTGTTAAATCGCTTATGTATGACACTATTCCTGAAATCCCAGTTGAGGTTGAACCAGCGCCATTGTGTCACAAAGATGAGAGAGTAGCTCACTTTGAATTATCTCCTTTAGAAGCTGGTATAGCTAAAGATGGTATTCCACCTTTACCTTTCAATACTGATGTAATGGAAGAAGCTAAACGTGATTTGTCAGAGAAGCTTTTAGCAGTTTGTACACCTGTAACTGTTGAATTGGGTAGCTCTCTACTGACCGATCAAGAGGTCTATGCTGGTATACCTGGCTTAAAATACGCCAAAAGCATAGAACGTAGTTCTTCAGAAGGACTACCTTTACAATTGTACCGTCCACCTGGTGCAAAAGGTAAAGCTTGGTGTTTCAATGATGGTAAAGATCAATTTGTAGATGAAACGCTTTTAGAATTCAAGAATTATCATCCTTATCTTGAGAAGCTTCATAATGACAACATGAAGTTACGTAAGAAAGGCATTGTTCCAACTGTTATTTACAATGCATGTTTGAAAGATTGTTTGCTACCATTGGCAAAGTGTAGGAAAGAAGGTGGTACACGAGTTTTCTCTTGTGCTAGTTTAGAAAATATTATTGCTATGAAGAAATATTTTGGTAAGTTTCAATGGGCTTACTCTCACAATCGTCCAAAGAGTGAGTGTAGTGTAGGTATTAATGCAGATTCGAGAGAATGGACAACTCTCTACCAGTATCTTAATGAGATACCGGAAGGTAACTATGTTACCGGTGATTACAAGAATTTCGGTGGTCGCCTTGATTTCGAAAGTATTTCTAACGCTTTCGATATAATCTGCATGTGGTACGATAAGTACTACCCTGACGAAGATCCGTCAGATAAGAAAGTTAGAAAATTGCTCTGTGAAGAGTTATTAAATGCTACACATCAGGCAGTCAATGTGCAGTATAAACGTTTTTGTGGTATTCCGTCAGGTTTTGCTTTGACTGTTGAGATTAATTCACTTGTGAATTGTCTCTATATGCGTATGGCGTGGTTGTCTATTGGTTATACAATGGAGAACTTTAACGTCCATGCTCGTTTAATTACCTACGGAGATGACTTAGTTATGAAAGTCGCCTCTAAGTTTCCTGACTTTAATTTTACCACGATTAAACAATTTTTATCTAATCATAACATTGAATTTACCCCCGCATCTAAGGATGCTAATTGTGTTCAGCCATATACTCCCTCTGACGAAGTTACGTTCCTTAAGCGTGATTTTATTCGTCATCCTAGTAGACCTGATGTCATTCTAGGTAGGTTACCTCTTGCTTCTGCTCTTTCTCAAATTAATTATTGCAGAGAGGTTTCCAATGCTAATAAAGAAGAGCTTTTGTATGCATCTTGCAGACAAACACTCAATTTATTGCATGCTCACGGCCCAACAGTCTATGAGAAGTATCGTAAGATCTTCATGGACTGGTGGAGCAATTACAATGGTGAACACTTCCGTCACAAAACGTGGCAAGAGCTTGACTATGAGCTCTTTAATGAGTAACTGTTTAAAATTTACGGGTATTTTAGTCCTGTTTCAGTTTATTCATTTCTCTGTTAAAGCATTTAAAATTTACGGGTATTTTAGTCCTGTTTTGCTTTAACCTGACAACTGTTAATTTTCGAGATTTTTTTTATTTCTCGTGTTGTCTTATTTTTTTTTATTTTATTTACGACATTATGTAATTCTTTTAAATTACTATAATGATTTTATTTTAATCTCTTTTTGACTTTTTTAGTTTTAATAAAATTTATTATTTTGCATTTATTTATTTCTTTTGTACATAATTTCTTCCATAAAATAACGTATCAACTTAAGTTACTTCTTAGGATTTAATCGGTTGCAGACGGGTTCCAAACGTCTACAGCTCTATTTTATTTCCGAAGTCGCAGCTTTGAGGCCGAAGTTTAGAGAACTAGAGTTGGGTCTGCGACGGTGGGACGAATGAAACCACCTATGTACAGCAACTTTCTTAGAGTATCTTGACTTGGCGAAGTTTGATTCGCA